AGAAGCAAGAGGTAGAAGAGATGAATACCGATATGACTCTTTGAGGACTTCGGTATCGTAAAACATTATGGAAAAAATCGAGAGTCTGCAAGGGTCGACTGTAGCTATAGTCGGTATGGGGAAAAGTTGGTTTGATTATAATCTAGCTAAATCACACGGTACACATTTTGATGAAGTCTGGGCAATAAATGCCGTAGGCAGCGTAATTTATCACGATAGGGTATTTATGATGGATCCTGCGTCTAGATTTCTTGAATCAGATGATGCTGGTGGTCAAACAAGCAGTATGGTTGAAATGCTATTGAATCATGAAGGTCCTATCTACACTTGTGAATTAGACGATAGATGTCCTGGGTTGGTTGATTACCCTGTGCATGAAGTTGTAAGAGACACCAACTGTCATTATCTAAATAATACCGTTGCTTACGCTATAGCATTTGCATATTGGAACGAAGTAAAAAATATTAAAATGTTTGGAGTTGATTTTTCTTACAAGGGAAATTTGCATTTTGCAGAGGCAGGTAGAGGGTGTGTAGAGTTCTGGCTATCAAAATGTATTGATGCAGGTATGCAAATAGAAGTTGCAGCATCATCCACTTTATTAGATACCGACGTGCCAGCTCCACAAAAACTATATGGTTACCACAGATTAGCTGATCCCCTAGTTGTTATCGAAGATGAATCTGGCCTAAATGTAAAAAATATAAGTGAAATAGAAATAACTAAAAAAGAACAAAAACCTGTTTTAGTTGATAGAAATGACTCACATCTTAAACCTCCGGAGCCAAACAAATGGTAAAAAAATATATTCATGTAAACCAACACAAAATTAGATCTAATTTAAAAAACGGTACTAATGAACCCGTAATTACAGTAAAAGAGGGGAGAACTAATACTTATTGCCACGAAGTAAAAATTACAGGCGAGGCTACGGTAAAGTATGGCGGTAATGACAAGCCTTTATTGCCTTGTGGTGCAAGAGTGGTAATAGAAACTGAGGGTTTTGTAGAAATCGTAGAACCACAAAAATATATAAAAGCTTGTATAAATGAGTAAAATTACACCAGCTGGTATGCCTGAATTAGGTGTTATAGAGGCAAAGACAACAAGTTTTGGTGGTCATCCACCTGAATTTTGGGCAGCAAGATTAACAGAAAAAATAGTAAGTCACTCTGAAAATGAAGACCCACATATAAAAGAACAGGCAAGAGCTTACAAAGATGCTATATATCAGGTGTGTTTGATTTATATAAAAAATGCGTTAAAATCTTATAAAGCCTCTCTAATACAAGATTTGATAGGTGGTGGAGAGGAAGAATTAGCAAAAATTATTAGAGGAATTTGATATGGCTATAAGCTCTACATTAACCACAAGTTTCAAAAAAGAACTTCTTGAAGCTGTGCACAATTTTAAAAACTCTGGTGGTGATACCTTTAAATTAGCATTATATACAAGTTCAGCTACTTTAGGTGCTACAACTACAGCTTTTACCACTACAGGACAAGCAAGTGGCACAAACTACACTTCTGGCGGTAGTAATTTAACTAGAGTAGATCCTACATCTAGCGGTACTACTGGATTTACTGATTTTGCAGATTTAACATTTGGAACTGCAACCATAACCGCTAGAGGTTGTATGATTTACAACTCATCTGACAGCAATAAATCTGTTGCTACAATAGATTTTGGTGGTGATAAAACATCTACAGCTGGTGACTTCACAATAGTATTTCCAGCAGCAGCAGCAAGTACAGCGATTATCAGAATAGCTTAGCCTTATGGCTAATATAACTGGTTGGGGTCGAGGCACCTGGGGAGAAGGGCCTTGGAGTGAGCCAATACCAGTTACCCTTACAGGCGTAGCAGCTACAAGTGCGCTTGGTACTGTTTCAGTTGTAGCAAAAGCAAATGTAACTCCCTCATCACAAGTAGGCACAGGATCTGTAGGAACACCTAGTATTGATGGCGAAGCTAATCTTACTCTTACAGGGCAATCAGCAACATCTGCTCTCGGCACGCTTTCAGTTGTAGCAAAAGCTAATGTATCACCAGCAACACAAGTTGCTACTGCTTCTGTTGGAACTTTAACAATAACGGGTGAAGCAAATATTACTCCTAGCTCGCAAGTAGCTACGTCAGCCATAGGTGGTGTTGGAGTAAACGGTGATGCCGTAGCAAATGCACCTGGAGCAGTTGGATCTGTAGGCAGTGTAGGAGTTGATGTAGATGGCGAGGCAAATGTTGTAATATCTGGGTTAGGCGCAACATCTGCAATTGGATCTTTAACAATCCATCACAACGCTAAATTTGATATTGATGGTGTAGGGAGTACATCTGACGTTGGTTCAGTTACTACAATTTCAAAGTCAACAGTTACATTATTAGGTGTTGCAGCGACAGGTTTTGTAACAGACGTGCTTGTTTGGGGGTTAGTTGACGAAAATCAGACAAGGGACTTTTCTGATATTACGGACGATCAAGCCTCTAGTTTTAGTGCAATAAATCAAACACAAACGCAAAATTATGCTAATATTGATGATGACCAAAGTTCATCCTTTGCTGAAATTAATGAAACACAAACCCCGGATTGGGAAGAGGTAGCATAAAATATGGCAACGTATGTAAATGATTTAAGATTAAAAGAAATAGCAACAGGTGATGAGTCAGGCACTTGGGGTGCTTCGACTAACACCAATTTAGAGCTGATTGCTGAAGCCTTCAGCTTTGGCACAGAGGCTATAACAACCAACGCAGATACCCACACTACTACTATTGCAGACGGCTCTACTGATCCTGGCAGATCTATTTATTTAAAATATACAGGGACGCTCGATTCGGCTTGCACCATAACAATTGGCCCAAATACCGTATCTAAGCTTTGGTTTATAGAAAACGGTACCTCTGGGTCACAAAATATTATTATTTCGCAAGGCTCTGGCGCAAATGTAACTGTACCTCCAGGAGATACGAAAGCAATATATTCGGACGGTGCAGGCTCTGGTGCTGCTATGGTTGACGCTTTTGCAAGTTTAAACGTTGTAGATCTTAAAGTTGAAGATGATTTAACAGTAACAGACGATGCAACTATTGGGGGAACACTAGGAGTTACTGGCATAGTTACTCTT